GAACGCCTGGGGCTACACGATCGGCAAGGAGCACCGGGAGTCCGCCCGCAAGGTTGACCTCGCGGTCTGTGCGATCGGGGCGCGGATGCTGCGCCGGATGGTCATGAACTCGACGGCGTGGTCCAAGCGCTCGACGGCGCGCGGCAAGGGGAGGGTGGTGGTCCTGCGGTGACGACTCCGACCCTTCCTCTGCTCGGCCTGGATGATGACGAGCGGCAGATCCTGACGATGCTGCGCACGGACCTGCTGTCGCAGCGTCACAAGCTGGAGCTCCTTGACGCCTACTTCAACGGCGAGCAGCGGATCCGAGACCTCGGCATCAGCATCCCGCCCCAGCTGCGGACGCTCCACACGGTCATCGGATGGCCGCGGATCGGTGTCGAAGCGCTGGAGCAGCGTCTCGACCTCGAGGCGTTCCGGTGGGCCGACGGTTCGGATGATTCGGACCTCAAGGAGATCGCCGAGGCGAACGACTGGTTCGACGAGGCATCTCTCGGGCACCTGGATGCGCTGACCTACGGCCGGGAGTACATCACAGTCGGGTCGGCTGACGATCCGGACGCTCCTCCCATCGTCACGTTCGAGTCGCCGCTGGACATGACGCTGATGTGGGATGCACGCCTTCGGATGCCGCTGTACGGGCTGCGCGAGTGCCAGGACCGGTACGACTTCGGGCTCGCACCGGAAGAGCGTCTCGTGACCCTGTACCTCCCCTACAGCACGATCCACGCCGTTCAGAACGGCGACGGCTGGGAGATCGTCGACCGCGACGACCACGGCCTGGGAGCACCTCCGGTGCTCCGGATGGCGAACCGGCAGCGCACCGGGGACCGGATCGGCAAGTCCGAGATCACTCCCGAGGTCATGTCCATCACGGATGCGGCCTGTCGCCGGCTGATGGGCATCGAGGTGGCGGCCGAGTTCTTCGGGGCCCCGCAGCGCTACATCCTCGGCGCCTCGGAGTCGGCATTCCAGGACGCGGAGGGCAACGCTAAGAGCGCCTGGGAGACGTACATCGGTCGAGTCCTGGCGCTGGAGCGGGACGAGGACGGCAACGTCCCGACGGTGGGCGCCTTCACCGCCCATGACCCGTCCGGACAGACGAAGATCATCGACCTGTACGCGCGGATCATGGCCACCCAGCTCGGGCTCCCGCCCCACATGCTCGGCTACACCAGCGACAACCCGGCCTCCGCAGACGCCATCCGTTCCAGCGAAGGGATGCTGGTGAAGAAGGCCGAACGGCGGATCCGCCGCTTCGGCGCCACGCACCGGGACGCCATGCGGCTGGCGCTGTGGGTTCGCGACGGCGAGCCTCCGCCGAAGGACCAGCGGATCGAGACGGTGTGGCGGAACCCGGCAACGCCGACGATCGCCGCACAGACCGACGCCGCGGTGAAGCTGACGCAGGCCGGCATCATCCCGGCGGACTCGGATGTGCTGTTGGAGATGGCCGGCCTCACCGAGGGGCAGCGACAGCGCGTCGCCGCCGACCGCCGCCGGGCGCAGGGAGCCGCTCTACTGGCCCAGCTGACTCAGGCAGCGAGCACGGCGCCGGAGGAACCGCAGCCGGAGCCGGAGGCCGACGATGGCGACGATCTCTGACAGCTCCCCGCAGACAGCCCGCAGCAGGGCCGCAATGTCGGCACTGACCCGGCTACTCGTCCGCGACATCCGCAGCCTGCGACGTCTGATCGTGCCGTCCCGGCTGGAGGAGTCCCTGGCGCTGTGGCGAACAGCGGTGGGGGCACTGGTGGACCAGTACGGTGCCGCGGCAGCAACCCTGGCCGCCGGCTCCTACGACCAGCAACGCGCAGACGCCAACGCTCCCGGCCGCTTCGACGCCGCACCGTCCGGACCGCTTCCCGAGGAGCAGGTGGAGGAGAGCCTGCGGTGGGCCACCAAGGATCTGTGGCCCACCGACACAGACCAGGAGCCGTTCGATGTCCGACTCGACCAGGCCGAGCGGAGAGCGGAGGCGGTGGCCCAGAAGCTGGTCGCCGACCAGGGACGGGCCACAACACGGCAGTCGGTCCACCGGGACCCCGGCGCGGTCGCCTACGCCCGTGCTGCGGCGCTCGGCGGCTGCTCGTTCTGCAAGCTCATGGCCTCCCGTGGCGCCGTCTACAAGAACGCCCAGACCGCAGGCCGAGACGCCGATGAGCGCTTCACCGGCGACGACAGCGTCGTGAAGTTCCACGACAACTGCCGCTGCACGATCATCCCCGTTTTCCGCGGCCAGACCTTCGAACTGTCTGCGCGCGCGGCGGAGTGGGACCGGCTGTACCGCGAGTACGCCCAGGGCCACTCCGGCGATCAGCTCCGCCTCTTCCGGCGGGCGCTCGCCGAGCACGACCGGCATCCACTGCCGGCCGCGCACTGACCCACCCCTGGTCGCCCTGGAGGCGGCCTTTCTCAGCCCCTGGAGGGCCAGTTCACCATGCCTGAAGAGACCCAGACCGAGCAGGTCGACGAGCAGCAGGAGCCCCAGTCCGCCCCGGAGGCGGAGGGCACCGAAGAGGAGCCCTTCGACCGCAAGCGCGCCGAGGCTGCCCTGAGGAAGAAGAACTCCGAGGCGGAGAACCTCCGCAAGCGGCTAAGGGAGCTGGAGCCTCTCGCGAAGAAGGCGCAGGAGCTCGAGGACGCCCAGAAGTCGGAGCAGGAGCGGCTGACGGAACAGCTCACTGCGCAGCAGGAGAAGGCGCAGCGGGCGATTCGCACGGCTGTCGCCTCGAAGGTGGAGGCCCTCGCCGCGCAGCAGTTCGCCGACCCGGAGGACGCCGCAGGCGCGCTCGACCTCACCGCCTACGTCGACGACGACGGCGCCATCGACACCGACGCCATCAAGCGCGACCTCGCCGATCTCCTCAAGCGCAAGCCGCACTGGGCCAAGGCCCCCGACGGTCCGCGCTCACCGCGGCCGGACCGCACGCAGGGCTCGTCAGGCAACGGCAACCGAACCCCCAACAGCCCGGCGGAAGAGTTCGCGGGCTTCATGAAGAGGGCCCTCAACGGGGGCCGCTGAGAGAGGTAGACCATGGCTGCTACGCCGCCCATCAAGCTGTCGGACATCGACAGCACGTTCCTGCCCGAGACGCTGGTCGGGCCCATCTTCGAGAAGTCCGTCGAGCAGTCGGCGGTCATGTCGCTCGCGAAGCGCGTGCCGCTGGCGATGACGGCGAACACCGCGGTCCCGGTGCCGCTCGACGTGCCGACCGCCGACTGGGTCGAGCAGGCCGGCCGGAAGCCGATCAGCACCGGCGGCGTCGACATCAAGCAGATGACCGGCAAGAAGATCGCCGTCCTTATCCCGGTCGCGATGGAGGTCGCGGACTCCAACGCCGCGGGCCTGTGGACGCAGCTGCAGCGCGACCTTCCGACCGCGTTCGCCCGAGCCTTCGACCGCGCCACGATCCACGGCAAGACGATGAAGGGCGCCACCGGCCCGTTCGCCGACTACCTGGCGATGACGACGAAGAGCGTCACCATCGGCGGCACCACGCAGGCCAACGGCGGCATCTACGGCGACATCGTCAAGGGCATGAAGGAGACCATCGACGACGACTGGGACTACACCGGCACCGTCCTGGACCACCGGATGAAGCCCAGCCTGCTCGGCGCGACCGACACCACCGGCCGCCCGATCTTCGTCGACACCACCCAGCCGGGAACCGGCGCCGCCCTGGCGGGCACGCTGGTCGGCGAGCCGGTCGCCTACTCCCGCAGCGTCTCCGGCAAGCTCCGCCGCCAGTCGGGCACCATCGACACCGGCCTGCGCGGCATCGGCGGTGACTGGTCCCAGACGGCGTATGGCGTCGGCATGGACATCACGGTCAAGATCAGCCGCGAGGCGACGTACATCGACGAGGACGGCGGCGTCCACTCCGCGTTCCAGGAGAACCTCGTGCTCCTCCTGGCGGAGGCGTACTACGGGTTCGTCCTGGGCGACGAGGAGGCCTTCGTCAAGTACCTGGCGCCCGGCGGCGCCTCGTGACCCCTGGCGGCCGGGCGATGCGGATTGTCGCCCGGCTGCACGGCTACCCGCCCCGGCACAACGCGGGCGCCGAGTGGATGGTCCACAGCATGCTGCGGGCCCTGGTCGAACGCGGCCACGACGTCTCGGTGTGGCTCTCCCGCTACACCGACGACCGCGAGGCCTACGACCTGGACGGCGTCCGCGTCGTTCCGCTGGAGACGCGCCTGGACGCCGCCACGGCCATCCGCCAGGCGGACGTGGTGGTCTCCCACCTGGAGAACGTGCCCAGCGCAGGCGCTCTGGCCCGCGGCTACGGCAAGCCTCTGGCCGTGGTCTGCCACAACACGCACCTGCCGAGCTTCCGGCAGATGGCCTCGGGCGACACCGCGCTGGCCGTCTACAACAGCCAGTGGATGCAGCGTGAGGCCGAGCTGTTCTTCGCCGAGTACCCCCGCGGGGTCAGGCCGAGGCAGGAGCTCATCATCCGGCCGCCGGTGTTCGCCGAGGAGTACCGGACGAAGCCCGGCGACTGCGTCACCCTGATCAACTGCAACCTGGAGAAGGGCGGCGCCCTCTTCGAGAAGCTGGCCCGCCGCATGTCCGACGTGCAGTTCCTTGCGGTGCGCGGAGCCTACGGCGAGCAGATTCTGCCGGACCTGCCCAACGTCGAGGTGCTGGACCATGTCTGCGGCCACGAGATGCGGGAGAAGGTCTACAGCCGCACGAAAGTGCTGCTCATGCCGTCCTCCTACGAATCGTGGGGCCGGGCCGGCGTCGAGGCGATGGCCTCGGGCATCCCGGTCATTGCGCATCCCACGCCGGGCCTGTGCGAGGCGCTCGGCGAGGCCGGCGTGTTCGTCGACCTTCACGACGCCGACGGCTACGAGGCGGTGATCCGGAAGCTGCTGACCACCCGCGCCGAGTACCAGCTGGTGTCGAAGCGGGCCAAGGCACGATCGGCCGAGCTGGACCCGGCTGCCGAACTCGCCTCCTGGTGCGACGCCATGGAGGCCCTCGCAGGATAGGAGGATCCGATGGCGTTCGTTCCTCCCACGGCCGAGCAGCTCGCCATGTACCTGGGGCTGCCGGAGATCGACGGCGACCGGGCCGACCTGCTCCTCGAGCAGGCCGTCGCCCTGTGCGAGTCGGTGGTCAAGCCCCTGCCGGACCAGGCTACCGCCGTAGTCCTGTCCGTGGCCGGCCGCGCCTACGTGAACCCCCAGCAGGTCAGCTACGAGACGATCGGACCCATGTCTGTGCAGCGGCCGTCCGGCTCGGGCGGCCTGTATCTGACGAAGGCGGACAAGGCTGCCTTGAAGTCGCTGGCCGGCCGCGGCGGCGCGTTCACCATCGATCCGACACCGGAGACCGCAGACCCATCGCCGACCTACCCGGTCGACGACACCTACGGCCCCGGCCTGACCTACGAGCCCGGATGGGGCTGGACCTGATGCCCGCCCCGTACCCCTACGGGGAGACCATCCGCGTCCTGCGCACCGGCACTTCGCCCGGCCGCGACCCCCGCGGACAGCCGCTCCCGGGCCCGGATGAGTCCTTCGACGTCGAAGGGTGCGTCGTCACCCCGCGGGCGGAGACGCCAACGGTCGGAGGCGACCAGCAGCAGGCCCGGGACACCGTCATCGTCGGCTGGACGGTCTACGCACCTCCCAGCACAGCGCTCCGCACCACGGACAAGGTCCGCATCCGGGGCGTCGTCTGCGAGATCACCGGGGAGCCGGGCGACTGGGGGCGCAACCCCTTCACCGGCACTCCCGGCCCGGTCCAGTTCGCTGCGGACCGTGTGACGGGCTAGCCGCGGGCCTGCTCCACTGCAGCCACCAGCTTCTCGGCCGCGTCGTTCGACCGGTGCGGGATGGACAGGCTGTGCGGGTCGGACTGCGGCGGACGGCCACCCGCGAGCACCCCTCGGGACTCCTGT